ATGGTAGCCAAGGACGATTGGGGCAGTGAAGACATGACCGCGACTAACGCAGCTATTACAGCAGGCAACGGCTACACCGCAAGCTAATAACAAGTAAAGGAGATGACCATGCTTGCAGAGATTGCAATTGCTAACGCAGCATTTGGTGTAATAAAGAACGCTATTAGCAACGGTCAAGAACTGCACAGTGTGGCTAACCAAGTTACAAGTTACTTTGACTCTAAAAGCACGATAGCAAAGAAGGCTAAGAACGGTGGAAACAAGAGTGACATGGAAGCATTCATGGCTCTTGAGTCCATCAAGGAGCAGGAGACTGAGCTACGTGAGATTATGATCTACGCAGGACGAGCTAACATGTATGATGATTGGCTCCATTTTCAATCTGATTGTAAGAGAGCTAGGGCGCAGGAAGAGAAAGACAAGCAATACGCTAGTGCTAAACACAAGCAACACGTAATAGAGTTCTTCACTATAATCTGTACTGCGCTTGTGGCTATACCAGTCCTTGGATCAGCAGTATACTTAATACTAACAATACTGGGAAGATAACATGGACGAAGCAAGCAAAGACATGATGGATATAGCAGCGGCCTCAACAGCCCTAGCAACACTAGCAGCATGGTTGCCCCCAGTAGCTTCCTTGTTTACTATAGTGTGGTTAGGTCTACGCATCTACGAGTCAGACACGGTGCAGAAGCTGACTAAACGGTAGCATTTATATGCGCTATAAAGTGACACCACTCAACACTTCACTGCACGTTACAAAGATTTACCTTGACTTTTGACTAGAAATGGTGTATAATAAATGAGTATTTTAACTAGTTTGATTGGCCCAGTGACAGGACTTTTAGATAAGTTTATAGAAGATAAAGATCAAAAGAATGCCATTGCCTTTGAACTAGCGACTATGGCAGAAAAGCATGCTCAAGAACTAGCCAAGGGTCAACTAGAAGTCAACAAGGTAGAAGCAGCACATAAGTCTTTGTTTGTCAGTGGATGGAGACCTGCTATTGGTTGGATATGTGGGCTGTCTTTATTCTACTCTACCATCCTCTCACCAATCTTAGGCATCTGGTTTACAGTACCTCCTGTTGATAGCTCCTTGCTTACAACTGTCTTGATGGGTATGTTAGGACTAGGTGCTATGCGAACAGTAGAGAAAACAAAAGCAGTGGCGAGGGATAAGTAATGTTTAACTTTAGTTTTGATCCTGAACAGTTTGCTTCTTTAGGTAGCTCCTTTGATGTGGGTGATCCTTTTGCGCCTACGCCTATAGCACCTGCTCCTAAGAAGCTACCTTCGGCTCCTGAAATAGTTAAAGCACCTGTAGCGTCTGTAACGCCTAAACAAGAACGTGTAATATCTAAAGGGCCTGCATTTGTAGCACCTTCTGCTCCTGTAGTTCAGCCTACGCCTGTTGTTTCAAGAAGCTCAAATACGTTTTCAGGTCTTCCTAGTAATGAAGATATAAGCTTCTCTTCAGGCGATGTTTACGAAACCCCCAACAAAGCCCTTGGCGGGTTTGCAAGTTTTATTGGTAATCTTGAATCTCAAAGAAGAGATACTAACAAGAAGTATGGACTTACTCGATTTGATCCTATGGACTACGTTCGGGAAGGCTTGTCTGGCCCTAGAGACTTAGGAAACACTGCCGCTAGGGATGCTTTAACGTCTTATGTTAAAGACAACAACATGCCTCTAACGCAAGTACGTGATGGTGTAACTTATCACTTAACGGGAGGTAGCGAAACTTTTAATGACATGTTACACGGAAGAGTACGTGATGGTATCTGGCAAGACCAAGGGCCAGTAGGTACGTATTCAACAGTTTATGTAGACACAAGCCAAAGCATGTTCCAAGAAATTTTAAACAACCCTGCTATAAGAATTGGAGCCGCTATTGCTACAGGTGGTACTTCAGAAGCTGTTATTTCGGCAGGTAAAGGTTTAGCAGGAGAAACTTTACACGCAGGAGATTGGTTGTCTATGGCAACCGTTGGCTTAAACAAAACAGGTATGTTAAAAGCACCTGCAAGTGCTGAAGAAGCTAGGAAGATAGGAGAGTTAGCTTCTCAAACGGGTAACGTAGCTAGCGGTATGGTAGCTAAACAACTAGCTTTATCAGGGGTAGGGCTAGGGCCGTTAACATACAGTCAGTCAACAGCCTTACTAAACGCTGCTGCTACAGGCGATCCTAAGAGTTTTATTTACTCAACAGTAGGGAACGCAGCTATAGATAAAGTGTTTGCAGAAGCAACAGACACTGTTGAAGGCATGTCTAATACTGGTAGAGTAGCGGGTATATTTCAATCGGATGATGCAAAGGCGGGACTTTTAAAAGTAGTAGATAAACTTTCAAGCGGTGCAGACTTTGACAAAGCTTTAATTTATGGTTTAGGAACGTATATTAAAGAAGGCGGTGGTTTAAACATACCCACCCCAGATGGTCTTGGTTTTGATTTACCAAGCGTAGACTTAGGTATACTAGAAGATGTTGCAAAAAGTGTTGGCGATGTTCTATCAGACGCAGACACAGCAGTTAGAAAAGGTTTAAGAGAGTTTGATAAAACAATACAGCCTGTTACAAAAGAAATTGGCAAAGGGCTGTCAGCAGCAGACACGTTAGCTAGGCAAGGTTTATCTGCGTTTGACGATGCTGTTATACAGCCTACAGGTGAGTTCCTGTCAGCAGCAGATACAGCAGCTAGGAGAGAACTGACTAAGCTAGATGAAGGCTTATACGATATACAGTCACCCTTCAGTACTCCCGAAATAGACTTACCTAGCATAGACCTACCTAGCATTGACTTACCTAACTTAAACCTACCAAGTTTAGGCATGGGCATGGGTATGCTTCTTTCAGGCGCACCTGCCCCTACAGCTACAACAGGTAAGATATTTGAAAACGAACTATTCAAGTTTAAGAACAAGATAGAACTAACAGAGTTTGGCCCACTTAACCAACCAGAACAAGAAGTAGACATAGAAGAGTTTTTAACATCTCCATTTGAGTCTGCATTTACAACATCACAAAGGTTTGCATAATGACATACTTACAGCTAGTTAACAGCGTACTACGCAGACTGAGGGAAGATGAAGTTACGTCAGTCTCTCAGAACAGCTACTCTAAACTTATAGGTGAGTTTGTTAACGACTCTAAAAGAACTGTTGAGGATGCCTACGATTGGACAGCCTTACGTGACACGCTGACTGTCAGCACAGATGATACAGCCTTTAACTACACACTGGTTGGCTCTGGCAACCGTATGAAAATACTGGATGTTGCTAACGACACCTCTAACTTCTTTTTGCAGTACCGCACATCACACTGGATGAACAACGCTTTCCTCATCAACGATGCACCTACAGGTACTCCACAGTTCTACAGCTTTAACGGTGTGGACGCTAACGGAGACAACGGTGTTGACTTGTATCCAAAGCCTGACGGTGTGTATCAGGTACGCTTTAACGCTGTCCTACGTACTGATGACTTCACTGTAGACACAGACAACATGCTCATACCTTCCTCTCCTGTCGTTCAACTAGCCACTGCATTGGGTGCTAGAGAGCGTGGTGAGACAGGTGGCACAAGTGCTGCTGAACTGTTTGCTCTTGCTGATAGGACTCTAGCAGACGCTATAGCCTTTGACGCTGCCCAACACCCCGAAGAAACTATCTGGTATTCTTAAATGGCTCAACAACTACAGAACATTACAGTAGCAGCGCCGGGATTTATGGGGCTTAACACGCAGGAGTCTCCCATAGGTGGTGATCCCTCGTTTGCCTCTGTTGCTGACAACTGTGTTATAGACAAGCTAGGTCGCATAGGTGCGCGTAAAGGATGGGAAGCTGTGTCTTCCAACGGTGCTGCTGTGCTAGGTAGTAGCCGTGGCATAGAAACAGTCTTTGAGTTTGTGGACACTAGTGGTAGCAAGGTTGTTATCTCTGCGGGCAACAACAAGATATTCAAAGGCACAGGCACACTGGTTGATATTACACCTAGTGGCTATTCACCGTCAGCTAACAATTGGAAGTGTGCAACCTTCAACAACCACCTGTATATGTTTCAGTCTGGGCATGTCCCGTTAATTGCTACAGACGATTCAGGTTCCTTTGTAATGGAAGTTATCACTGCTCACACAGGATACTCAGGCACAGTACCGCAGGGCAACGAAGTACTAGCTGCCTTTGGTAAGCTGTGGGTTACGGACATTGTAGGCAACAAGCACACTGTGTACTGGAGTGATACTCTTGACGGCACAAAGTGGACAGGCGGTGCTACAGGCAATCTTAACCTAACAACTGTATGGCCTACGGGTAATGACGAAGTAGTGGCTCTAGCTACACACAACAACTTCTTAGTTATCTTTGGCAAGAAGTCTATCCTTGTGTACTCAGGTGCTTCTTCCCCTGCTAACATGACATTAGCGGATACAGTAGAGGGTGTTGGTTGTATAGCAAGAGACTCAGTGCAGCACACAGGTACTGACATCTTGTTCCTATCTGACTCAGGTGTTCGTAGCTTTGGCAGGACTATCCAAGAGAAGTCTATGCCCATGCGGGACATAAGCAAGAACGTCCGTAGTGATCTTACCTCTCTTGTGCCTTTGCAAACCAATCCTATTAAGTCTGTGTACAGTGCTGATGAAGCATTCTACTTGTTGACTCTGCCTGACAGTGACACAACGTATTGCTTTGACATGCGTTCGCCTTTACAGGATGGATCACAAAGAGTTACTACTTGGTCAGGTCTACATCCACTAGCTCTCACTACAACTGAAGCAGGTGACATATACTTTGGTCTTTCTTCAGGTGTTGTCAAGTACGCAGGATACCTAGACGGCACAGCTAACTACCAGATGCGTTACTTCAGTAACCCTATGGACTTTGGCAATGCTTCTAACTTAAAGTTCCTAAAGAAGTTTAACATTACTATTATTGGTGGTCAGAACACTAAATCTACGCTGAACTGGGGTTATGACTACTCTACTAACTTTACTAAGCAGGTGTTTACTTTAACGGGATCAACCAATGCAGGTCAGTACGGAGTGTCTGAGTACAACACAACTGCGGAGTATACAGCTTCTGCCATTATCAACACACCAAAGGTTAACACTAGCGGCAACGGTGAGGTAGTAACTATTGGCCTTGAAACTGAGATCAACGACACTTCTTTTTCTATTCAAAAAATTGACATACATGCTATACTAGGGAGACTCATCTAATGTCCAACTACACAAAGACCACTAACTTTGCCACTAAAGATGCTCTTGCTTCCGGTAACGCAGCTAAGATTGTCAAGGGAACAGAGATTGACACAGAGTTTAATAACATAGCGACAGCCAGTGCTACTAAAGCTAATGCTGCTAACGCTGCCTTAACAGGGACTACTACAGCCGTCACTGTAAACATATCAGGTACTCTTACGGCTGATACAATAACTGGAGGAGCATACTAATGGCGTTAATGGATTTATTAAAAGGTGGCGCAGAGTTAGGCGCACAGTATTACGTAGGACAAGAAGGTGTTAAAGCAGCACAAGAAGCAGGACAGATAGGTTATGATAAATCTACTGCTTTAGGTCAAAAAGCCTCTGACGCTACACAGTTTAAACCTTTTGGTGTTACCTCTAACCTTGCTAACGTACAAGCAGGTGCTAATGGTGGGCTTAATGTTAACCTCAGTCCTGAACAGCAGGCTCTACAGAGTCAACTGATGGGTGGAGCAGGTCAACTAGCGGGTAACTTAGGTGGACAGTACAACCCACTAGCGGGACAGATAGGCTCTAATGCTTATGGTCAAGCTCAGGACTTCCTTGGTCGCGCAGGACAGTTTGATCCTTCTATTGCAGGACAACGTGGGGCCGTTGGCGGTTTGTTTGGACAACAAGTTGGTGGTTACGGACAAGGCCAAGACCTTCGGAACCTTCGCTCACAGTACGGTGGTCTAGCACAACAAGCAGGCCAAGGTCTGATGGTGTCTCCTGAACAACGCCAAGCTGACATCTATGAGTCTATAAGAGCCACACAGCTTCCTGAAGAGCAACGTCAGAACCTTGCACTAGAGGAACGCTTGTTAGGTCAAGGTCGTTTAGGTATCTCTACGGACGCTTACGGTGGCACTCCAGAGCAGTTGGCAATGGCTAAAGCACAGGCTGAAGCAGGTAACACAGCTTCTCTAATGGCTCGTCAACAGGCTTCAGCCGAACAACAGCAAGCTATGCAGAATGCACAGTCTTTGACAGGTATGACTGCTGACTTGGCTCAAGTTGGTGGTGGTTTAGAATCACAGCAACTACAAAACATACTGGGTCTACAAGGTGCTGACCAAGGTGCAGCAGGCTTTCAGCAGGGGCTACAGCAAGGTAACTTTAATCTAGGTCAAGGTATGTTTGGTCTTGGCAATCAAGCTTCAATGTTACAAGGTCAGCTACAAGGTCAAGACCTACAGAACATGCAGGCAATGATGGCCGCAGGTTATCAACCACAGCAGCAGGCTCTTAATATGTTTGGTTCTGGTCTGTCTGCCGCTGAGTTGGCTCAACGTGGTCAACAGCGTGGTGCGGAACTACAAGCACAGCTTGGTCAAACAGGTGTTGAATCTCTTATGCAAGGGGCTGACTTGGGTAATCGTTTACAGCAAGCTCAAATGCAGGGTATGTTACAGAGTGCTTTTGGTTCTCAGCCTACTATGCAGGAACAGCTACTTAATAAAATCATAAACCCCGATGGCGGTATGTTGTCAAACTCAGGTGGTTTTATTGATTCAGGTCTTGATTGGTTAGGTAGGCAGTTTGGTTCTCAGCCTACTATGCCTTCTTTTATGGATCAGCCGAACGCCCCTTATTATTCTAAGTCAGTACCTACAAGCCCTGACCAAATAGATTTAAGCTCATATTGGACTAACTAGGAAATATAAAAATGGCTAGAGATATAGCAGGTATGTTAACGGGAGTGTCTAACCAAAGCATAGACCCTAACATGAGTAGCGAACAACAATGGATGGCTTTAAACAATCAGTCAATCAAAGGTATGCAAGGTGCTATCCAAGATTTAAGAGGACAACCGCGTGGTACTCAGGCAGAGCAACTACAGATGGCTATGGCTTCTCTTGATCCTAGCAATCCTGCTGACGCTGAGAAGCTTATTAAGATTATGATGGCTACTGGGGACAGAGCAGGGGCCGCTAAGTTAGCCGCTTCCCTTAAGGCTACTCAACAGGACACAGCCACACGTAGTTCGCTTATTCGTAAAGCTCAAACTATGAATCGTCCTGATATTGTAGAATACTTAGAATCAGGTGGAGATACTGGCCCTGCGTTTACTGAACTAAACAAATCTATTAGTATTACGGCTCCACTTGAAAGAGAAAGAGAAGTTTTTGATGCAGTTGTAGATAGAATAGAAGCAGCAAATGCTAAAGAAAAAGGGGGCGTAAGTGCTTGGTTCTCAAAGTGGGTGTATGATGATGACTCGTTAAGCACTGAAGCTCGAACACTTATCTTTGCAAAAGCTAAAGAGTTAATGGGAAAACAAAAAGGATTAGGTTATGAGTCTGCTGTAGTGCAAGCTATGCAACTCAGCAGCCCTAGTGGTGATTTAGGTTCTTCATCACAGCCTAGTGTATCCACTAAGGTATCCACCAGTGCTGATCCTTATAGCAACGCCCCTATACTTAGCCGATAACCCTTAAAGGAGAACTTAGATGGCTGAGTTTACTATGGATATTAGCCTGTTAGACAAAGTAAAGAATGCAGTATCGGCAGGTATCCTTAAGCCTGATGATTATGAAAGCGCAATTACAGCAAGTCGTGATAACATTCAAGTTGCTGAGTATCTTAGGGGGCTGCAACCGCCACAAGAAGCTGCTGTTGTTCCTGAGTTTGCTACACCTGCTGCTGCTTTTGCTGCCCGTCAAGAAGACACTAGAGAACAAAAACAACAGGACACTGTTGATGCCCGTACCACAGACAAGGGTCGTTCCTTAACTCTTGAAGAGATATACGCCTCGCCTTTTTTACGGGAAAACGGAATAATGCCCGGAGATGTAGTAAAAGACGGAGCTATAAAACGTGTGTATTCTACGGATGAAGACGCTAAGTTAGGGGGTGAGATAATTACCCAAGAAGCTATTGATTCTTCTCCCTACCTACAGGAAAACAACGTCAGTGTTGGGTCTAGGTTTATTGGCGGTACAATAATAGACTCTGAGTTTAGTGATGCTTGGACACAGTTTCGCTACATGTTTGATTCAGAGTTGTCTCCTATACAATCAGGCACTGCTATTATGGAGCGTTACTTTCCATTTAAAGCAACTGCTGCCTTAACAGGAGGCCGTCCACATTACATGGCGGGTCAAGATTGGAATGTTGAATTACAAACTCCAGATCAATTCATGGAGGCAGAAGGTTACATGGAGATGTCTCCTGATCAAAGGCGCGAAGCCGCTAACGCTAAAAGAGAGCGTGAGATTTACAAAGAGTTTGGTCAGTTTTTTGAGCCAGACCCAGACAGCCTAGCAGGAGCAACAGGACAGGTTGTTAAATCTTTTGCTGACCCTACCCTTGCACTATCAATGGGTACTACTCTCCCACGTATGGCTTTTAGAGGAGCTTCTACTATAGGTGGTCTTGATGTTCTTAATCAAGTAGGTACGGAGGGAGAAGTTGATCCTGCTCGCGCTGCCAAAGCTGCTGCCGCAGGTCTTGTGTTTGTGCCTGCCGTTGGTTATGTAGTTCAAAAAGTTGCAGCAAGGTCAGCAACCAAGGGTGCTAACAAGTTAGTAGATCAAGCACAGAAGCAGTTAGACGTACACATTACGAGAGAGGGGCCTGTTAGTGATATTGCTATGGTGTTAGAGGAAGCAGGTATTAACCCTCTTGCCGTAGAAAAAGCGTTAGTAAACACAAGCCGCAAGTTAAGGCTACATGGCTCTAGCCAATCAGCTAACACAGCTATAGAAAAAGCTATTACAAAAGACAGTGCTGTTACTCGTCAATACAGTAAAGCCTTTGATCAGTACTTAGGCTCCATCGCTACTCGCTTACGTCTTATAGATGAGGGTGCTTTTGGCAGACTACGTGAAACTGAGTTTAAGATGTCAGTCAATACTTACAAAGCAACACAAACTATTGAGCCTTTCTTAAAACAACTTGTTGAACTACCTGCTGCTGTTAAAAGCGATTTAACCAAACACATATACAACGGAGACTTTATTAACGCAACGGCACTTATGAACCGTGTTAACCCTTTAATGACTAAAGAGTTTGAGGACGTTATACAGCCACTTCTTAAACAACTAGGAGAAGAGCTACAGGAAAGTGGTAGTACTTTTGAAAGGATAGCTAACTACTTCCCACGCGGATCAGTTAAAGATTATGATGGTCTTCGTCAAGATTTAGGCTTAGAGTTTCAAGGCTACATTGATAAACAACTAGCCGCTGCTGCTAAACGTAAAGGAAAGAACTTAAATGTTTCAGAAAAGGAGCAAGTAATTGAAAGCGCCATGCGTGGTTACAACCATACAGGGGCAGGGAAAGCTTCTTACGCAAAGGAGCGTGTGCTAACTCTTAAGAATAGTAACTTAAAATATTACCGACAGCCAGAAGAGTCCCTTTCTATGTACGTCCGTAATGCGATTAATGATATTGAAGTAGCTAACTTCTTTAAAGGTAACTTAACTAAGAGTGATGATGGTCTTATAGACATAGATGATTCAATAACTAACTATGTTAAGCAAGCTATGGCTGATGGTAACATTGATCCTAAACATCAGCTAGAAATGACTGAGCTAATCTCTTCTAGGTTTAAAGGTGGTCAACAGTCGGCCAGTAATGCAGCACAAAACATTAAAGACTTAGGATACTTAGGTACAATTGCTAACCCTCTTTCAGCCGTTACTCAGCTTGCTGATCCTGCTAACGCTGTCTTTCTATATGGTTTCCGTCATACAATAAGTGCAATGTTTGGAGGCAAGGCTTTAAAAATGGCAGACTTAGGGCTTGATCAAGTAGCTATTGAGCTAACTAATGGTGACCCTAGGGCGCTTGCTGTAGGCTTAAATAAAATGATGAGTCTTAGTTTGTTTAAAGCTACTGACAGGTTAGGTAAAGAAACCTTAATAAACGCAGCGTTTAAGTCTGCCCGTAGTCAAGTTAAAACAGACAAAGGTGTTGCTGCTTTTAAAGCTAAACACGGTAAGATATATGGTGATGAGATTGATTCTTTAGTTGCTGATTTAAAAACAGGAGACCTTACGGACAATGTTAAGTTGTTTGCTTTTAATAACCTAGCTGACGTACAGCCTATTACTCTTAGTGAGATGCCGGAAGAATACCTTAACGCTAAGAACGGTAGGCTGTTGTATATGCTTAAGTCTTTTACTTTGAAGCAATGGGATATTGTACGTAGAGAGGTTGTAGGTGAGTATAACAAAGGTAATAAGCTATATGCGGCTAAACAGGCTGCACGTATGGCAGGTTACTTGACAGTAGCCAACACTGGCACAGGCGTTATTAAAGACCTGATGAGAGGTAGGGAGATAAAACCAGAAGACGTTCCAGATAGAGCTTTATGGGCCTTGCTTGGAGTCTTTGGTATGAACAAGTATACTACTGAAAAGTACTTTGCTAAAGGTGACATTGTTGGTGGGATTCTAAACACACTAGCACCTGCTACTCCTTTAATTACAGCAGCCTTTACTTTAGGGGCTGAAGCTGTTTCAGATGACCCTGATATTAAAAAGACCTTACGGCCTATACCGCTTGTCGGTGACTTAACTTATAACTGGTTTGCAGGCGGTGCTGAAGAATACAATGAACGCATGGATAAAGAAAGGAGAGGGCGTTAATGGCTATTAATGAAGAAGCAAGAAGCAAAGCTT